GGTAGGCTGGATTGCCGTAGGGAACTGCCGGACCACGCCGGAACATGCCGCCAGGACTCATGCTGCCGTAGCGGAGTTGTGGCGGCTGGTAACCACCGGGCTTGATGGGCATTCCCGAGGGCATACCGGGCGCAGAACTCTGCATATTAAAGCGCATCCCGCCTATGGGATTAGGCCGTGGTGCGTAAGACAATTGTTTCTTCTTGCCACCCTTGGGCGCACGGTAGTAGTCGGCGTAGTTCAAAGTCGGTTGCTGACCGTTGGGGTCGTAATAAGGTAGGGCCATTGTGTTCTCCTAGTAATTGCTGACAAAGTATTGTTCATCAGTCATTGGAACTGGTCGGCGCGGCACACCGCGAAGCATGATCGGCTTGTTCATTGGCGAGTTTTGCAGGCTGCTAGTTTTATTCATAGCACGGTTGATAATCGCATCAGTGCCAAACTGTTGACGAAATTGAGCGGGCATATTGTAGTTGTACTTCTTCACGGGCTTCCTCACGGTTGGATAACGATTCGACCCCACTCCCTGTGGCTCACCAACAACCCCGCTCACAGCCCCCTGGATGCCGCCTACGATGCCCATTGGCCGCGTCATGCTTTGCAGCGACGGATACGTTCCGCGATAACTGGACGCAATCTCGTTGGCCACGTAGGGCGATACGGCGTAAGGGAGATTCATGGTCGGCTGACCCCGCTCGTAGCCAATCTCTTCAAGTTGCGTTTGACGGCTGCCGCCAGCGGATGTCGATGTAGCAGGCACGCTGGCTGCCCCGTCCACTCCACCGCTCGCACCGTACATTTGGGCGAGTTGCAGAAGCTGGCCCATGTCGGGCGATACATCGTTCCGACGTTCAACAAAGTTGACCGCGTTCGCCGTGTCGGCAGTGTCGTAGCGGCTGGCTCGATCATCGACCATTTCCGAGATACGCTGTTGCTCGCGGGCCAACTCCCGCTTATTGCGGTCCCGGAACGCATCGACAATCGTACTGTTGCCGAGTCCGCGTCCTGAGAGTTGGCCTACGGTATCGCCCAGCGATTGGCTGAACCGTTCCTCAAGATCGGTGCGGGCCGACTGGCCGAAGTTTTTGACCCGCTCCTGGTTGCGATCGCGCAAGTTTTCGAGATTGCCAATCCCGTAGTCGAAGCGGTATTGATTCCAGTAGTTGGCTTCATCGGCTTGAGCTTGAGCATCGGCGAGCATCTGGCTCACCAAGCCCCCTTCGCCCATTTGCTGATTGACGGCATTGCTGACCGAACGGCCTGTGCGGCCAAGCATCGCACGACTGCCACTGGTGCGCGATTCCTTGACCTTGCTTTCCAGTGCTTGCAATTGTTTGACGTAGGGATTGCCACCCGACTTGCTAATCACTTCGGCAAGCTGCTGGTCAGTGACAGCCTGACCGGCGCGGAGTTGCGAAAGTCCCGCCTGTCCAGGCCGCACTCGGCCATCGGGCGTAAGCTGAGAGAGTAGATTGCCACCCATGAAGTCGGCGTTGTTCCGTCCGCCGACATTGAGTTGGCGGTTGAGCTTCTTCCGCAGGGCCTCTTGGTATTGTTGAGCTTTGAGGGCGAGGGCACGCCGCTCTTGGTCAATCGTCTGTGCCATAGCGATAATCCTTTATCTTGGCTTGGAAAAATACTCTTTATTTTCCTGTGCTAATTGTACAGCAGAATTGTATGCGCCGCAAATTCCGCCACGGGCGTAACCTAGGGCAAGGGCGGCTGGTAGCTTGTTTAGGAACCTATGTCTTTGCGGACAATTACAGGTAGGCGAAAATCCCGCCATTACTTTCAGTTCTCGATACTTCTCCTCAGTGATGCCGACTTTCTTGAGCAGGGATTCCAGGCGGTCGCCGAGTTGGGGTGATTTTGCCGACCGCTTGGGCGAGTCGCTGCGGCAGTGTCGCGCCCTGATGTCTCCAAGCCGCACAAGTCTACCACATGCGATACAACGCAACTTGCTTCGCCCATGCGACGTAAACTGACAATTACTCAATTAACACCTCCGCACTAGCAAAATCACAGCGATTAAGTTCAGTTGGATTGAATGAATAGTAACTGCAATTTACGCCCCTAGACTCAGCCAGTAGGTGTGTGCTGTCGAATGTGAATGGTGCGACAACTGGCCAAGCGGTAGTCTTTACCCACACAGCGATGGCATTATCTATTTCATTTGGGTCGCCATCACCATCACCAGCATTCGATGATGCAAGAATGAAAAACTGTATGTATTTATGCTCCTCGTCGCCGACTGTTATTGGCTCTGTTAGCTTGCCTATAAAAAGGTTTGCGATGTAATCAAAAAAATAGCAGTTCGGCGTAGGCACATCAGCCGCCTCCTGGCTGTAGTAACATAGTTCGGCAATATTGTAATCACACCATTCCAGCGGCAGCGGGGCGGAGAATATAAATTCATCCATCTCCTCATCAGAAAAGTTAAATGTGCTGCATGTTGAGCATGTGCTATTAGCAACCCCTGTGATTGAAATTTTTTCAATTGGTATACAAAAAAAGCAGCAGCATGGATAAGCCATCTTGCATTACTCCGATGGACACTTAGCCTGGACGGCAACCCACATATTTTCCACGGGCCAAAACTCTACAAGAACCTTGTCATTGTCGAGTATGTTAAACCCGTAACGATTTTGTATTTCAAGTGTCGTAACTCCAGGTCTTTCGCCATAAATTGGACTTATTTCATCTATTTCAAAAGTCGCGTCGGTGCTAAAAACATTGCCAACCGCCAAGCCTTCTGCACGCCGCAGTGGTTCGGCGAGCGTTTGCCAAACTCCACTGCTGTCACGAATCGCGTAGACCTTGGTCGTTGAGTTTAACCGCAACTTGAGTGTGTTGACTACGGATATTGGTGTTGGGTCTGGGTAATCGACCCTAGGATCAATCCCACTCAGAACTGAAACGGTTGTTCTATCTAACTCAAAATCGGTGTTATCGGTCACGCTTCCGTCTGGATACGCAGTTGCGATGCTCGCCATCCCAAACCACCCCGGAGTTCCTTCATAATCACCTAGTACCTGGGCGGAGTCAGTTGACCCATCATAGTCTGTGTTGACCAGTGAGAATGTATCGCCACCCGTTAACGTCAAGCCGTATCCCGCCAAGTAGCTACCAGCGCCGCCGCCACTTAAATCTGTATCAACCCACGTTTCCCAAGTATCGTTATCTGGTCGATAGATCGCATAGACGGGCTGATTGTTGGCGAGGTCGCGACCAAACGTATTGACGACTGTTTGTGGGCTAGTGGCGTGGGTGTAGCCCGAAGTAAATGAAATGATGGTGTCAATCGTGAACGTCGTGTCCAAAGAATCAACAGTTGCGGTAGTGAGCCCACCAATGAGCAGTACATCGCCGACGCCGCCCGTGTCAGTCCATCCCAGCCATTCATCGGTAGCAGGATTCAGGACCGCATAAACGTAGGTATTGTCATTGCAACTAAAACCAAGAATATTCACAACATCGAGCGGTGCGGAGGGGGCAGTAAATCCTTCGGTCAATGAAACAATGTTATCAATCTGAAAGTCGCTGCCAGTGACAGCAGCAGTGGCTTGGCCAACCACAACCTTAACGCCACCACCTGTTTCAATGATGTCAATTTGCTCTACAAGTTCATTGACGATGTTTGTCAAGTAGCTCTGGTGCGATTGAACTTGCATCGCTAGATCGTCAACAGTAAGGCACATACCACGCTGAACGCGGTTGCGGTTCATCGCGGCAATGTCATCTTCAAGAGCCATTACAGCACCCTCCGGGGTCCAGCTTCCAGACTCTTGAGTTCGATTTCTTCCACGCTAATCCGTGCCGATGACCCACTCGCATAAATCTTGAGATAGCAGCACTGACCGCGCCGCAAAGGTGTCTGGACATATTGCAGGAACCGCGAACCACTCACCGCCCAATTCGTCCCCGTAAAGCTCGCCGTGTCAGCATTAACCAGTGCATAGGCTTCCGCCGCAGAATCCGCCACATACAGTTTCCAGCTAACCGCCGACGAGTTTTCGGCGAGGACCGCGATAACTTCATTCAGCAATCCTTCCATGCCTTGAGGGGCCAAAAGAATCGGACCATAGACACAATGCGAAGCGATGCTCTCGCTAGAGTCGGTTGTGAATTGGTAACTTGAGCCGCCCGAAGTGATGGCCAGCAGCGCACTGTCGGTGGTGTTGGAGATGACCGGATGCGTGACCGCCAGCCGCATAGTCGGGCTGAACGTCATCGGCCAAAAGCCTTCGTTGACAATGTCGTAAAAATAGTAGGTGTTGTTATCGCCCGAACGATTCACGTAGATATGAATGCCCATCCAGCGTGGGTCGTAAGCGATACTGACATAGGTTCCCGAAGTCCCCGGATCAATCGCTACCAACTCTTCCGGCAAGTTCTTGCGGCTCACTGGTTCGGGTGCGCCTTGCGGGCAACCGGGCGGAAACCGATACAGCCCATCGCGCGTGAGCATGTAGGTCCAGCCGTTGGTTGTCTTGCACCACGCGGCCTGAGAGAGTGGCCCGATGTTCGAGACCAGCATATCAACGGCATTGGAGGCGGTGGGATTGCCGCGCACGACATACATCGAATCCGTACAGCCGATCAGCAAGCAGCCGTGAGTGTGTGGGATGAGGGCCGTGATCGGTTCGCCGATTTTTCCCGACTCGCCACTGGACGTAGCCCAGGCTGCCCCGGAATCTTCCTTGGAGTAGTCCCAGTCTTTGGGATAACCAGCCCGACTCATAAAGAGCGTTTGTGGGCTAGCTTGACTACCGGCAAACACAAGTCTGTTTTGATGCACGGAGACAAGGCCGCAATCAGCCGGGGGTGTGCCGCCGTTTGTGCCACTGCCCGGCGTTTCTTCAAAGCCTTCGCTCCAAGTAGCATCAACAGAAGTTCCCGCACCCGTGCCGGGCGATGTAAGGGTGCGGACTAACGCCAGCTCACCGAACCGTGCAAAGTACAGGTCGTTATTAAACGTCGCACAAGAGCAAAAGTCACTGGCAGCAGCAGTTGTGATGGCTTCTGTAAACGAGCCGGTCGTAGAGATATACACACCACCGGCGCACGCCACCGCGACACCACGATATGTAACGTTGCTTGAAGTCCAAGTAACCGGAGACCAATTGCGTGGCGCACTGCCGGGAGTACTGCTACCAAGTTGGTCAATACCCAGTCGCGTCCCGCCACGCGCTCGCCCCGTACTCCACTGATAGGGCCAAAAGTTATTGGCCGAAGCAGTGAAGTAGGGCTGTGCGCGTGCATAGCTGGTGGACTTGTTCAAGCCTCCCAGAGGGAACTCAATCTGCTTCAAGAATGCCCGTGGCATCAGCGTAACCCTTCATGGTTAGCTGAGGCCGACGCCGACATTAGCTCCAACTCGCCAGCAAAAACCCGTGCTGTAGGGAGCCGAAATCAATTCAATGAAATCACCCGCATCCCCAAGCGTGATAGTGGTGTGGCCGGAAGCATTGACGCCAGGGGAGACTGCTGTTACAACGCGGTCGCCACCGCCGTCTGTTTGCATAGCCAAGCACAGGCGGATACCAGCCTTAGCGGGATTGGCCAGCGTATTTGTTTGACCACTGGCACCGGTAACGATAGCAATCGTGCCAGAGCGATCTACAGGAATTGCCCCGCCCGTTCCAGGGTCAGCAATTGTCCAATTCGCCCGACTCTCACGATATTGTTCTGTGTTTGCACTCATCCTTGAGTTCTCCTAGTTAAGCCCAACTGAAAGTCGCATCGTCGATAGATGCGTTGTAATGGTGAAGTCGATTTTGCAGTTCGCGGTTGCGTCCACGCCCCAAGTCGGTCGGCTTGTTCTGGCGATCAAACCGCACGCTGGTTTCGAGCTTCCGCATGAAGTCGCCGTAGCCCGATTCGTCGCGATGCACACGCATCCGGGCGGCATGTTTAATCGCCGCCAGAATGGTTTCTGAGTGTGCGGGCCCGCCGTAGGGATAGTCGTTCGTGCTGTCTACATCCGCAGGCAACACGCGGTATTGATATTCCAAGTGCATGGTCGCGTTTGGCAGCGGTGCAAACGAAACCTTCCAGAGCGTTGAAGCGGTTGCCGTGATAGCAATAGGCTCCAAGCAATACATGCAGGGCACGCCATCCAACGTCGAACTGTCGTAGAGTCGCAGTTCGTGCGGACCCACTTCTCGAATCTCTTGACCGGCATAAGTGCTGTCGCGGCGAAACGTAAAGCCAGAGCCGTACAGTCCGCCAAAGTTTGTCGGCAGGTCGTAGCTGTGGCGTTTGAGGGAGTAGGTGACAACAGTGGCCAGTATCTCAGGGTCGTCAATGGCCAGCGTGTCAGCATCCGTCCTAGACGCAACAGGCACTCGCTGCTGCACATCATCATCATCCGTAAACCACAAATCGCCCTGCGCCGCCCAGGTCGGAAAAGTTCCGCCAGTCAAATCAACGCTGCCGGTGTCAACGGTAATCGTTCCCGTGCTATAGCTTGGCGACAACTGTAGCGATGCGAACGGATAGAGAAACGTCCATTGGTGAGTTGTGCGCTCGCCCGGCAAGACAGGCGGGTTCTCGAATAACGATAACCCCTCCTTCTTAATTGTTTCAAAAAGATTGTCTTGGTCCGTACTCCAGTTATTTGAAGTGCGATCCCAGCCTAACTCGTAGGCGACAATCTCTTCCATCCGTGTGAAGATCGCTTGCGAACTCATGCGACTTGCGGTTCTTTCTTAGGCTTGCCGTTACGGGAAGGCTTGGTAATGATCTCTACAATGGGGTCGATCACCGCAATCACCTCTTCGACGTGTGGCTGCGGTTGGTGTTTAGCCGCCAGTAGCAGTAAAGTATCAAGGCCCATGCCACCTTTGTTGCTGGCGCGTTCCCAGCAGCGGCGCAATAGGTCGTACTCGGCCAGGAAATCGGCACTTGTCAGGTCAGCATTGAAGCCACACAGGTAGGGCCTGTCGGCTCTGTGAATCTCTCGCATACATCCTCCGGCGATCCATAAAAGGAACGGCGGGGGGCGGCTGGATCAAACCAACCCCCCGCCGCGCACGGAGGGCTTAGGCATACGTCCCGATACGCCACCAATCCAGGTGAACAATCGGGTCCGTCGTTCCACCGGACTGACAGACTAACGAAGGCACGATAATCGAACCGTCGCAAATGTCAGGCGTGGTGGAAAAATTCACATCAACCTTCGCGCCATTGACCCACACCTCACACTTAGTAAGACCGATGACCTTGAAGCCGAGCTTCACCCAGGCATCGTCCACGAAAGTGTGAGGGCTGGTTGCACCCGAAACACGAGTACCACCATCCTCGGTGTGGAACAACAGGATGTTGTCATCCGACACGCTCTCAAAACCAATATGATCTGCCGAGCTATTGGCGCTCGATGCGATCAGCGTGGTATCGACAGTAGACAGGCCCAAGAAAAACTCGGGACCAGTCGCAATGTCGGCGGCTTTAACGCGGGCTTCAAACACAATGATGCGTCCCGCAGCGGGAGCAAAATTGGTGCTGGCAGCCTGGACGTTAATGCCCTGGGTTGCAGTCGTGCTGTTGCAGTCCGCCAAAGCTACGCCCGTGTTGGCCACAGTCGTATCAACGGCAAACGTACCAGCCGTGGCTTGGGTGGCCGTGTAGCGGCCAGTTACCAGGTCAAAAAAGTCGTCAAAAAACACCATGCCGCGCCGGGGATCATCCGCAACGTCGGCATCAATATCCTTCCAGAGCGCGAGCGTTGGCCCGCGATCCGAAGCCTTACGATCAATAATCGCACTACGCATATCAATACTCCTTTATTGATTAGGTTAAGCAGCCGAAGCCGTGGTGGACTGAATCACGAAGTTCTCGCGATACGATTCGCACACCAACTGGTAGCCGGTGTCCATAAACGCGGCCATCGTGTTGTGGGAATCGGGCACCGCCTTCATGTCGGTGTACTTCATAAACAGGTCACCATATTGCTTGACCTTCCAGGTATCCCAGTTCAAGCCGTAGATCGGCTCGTTGAGATTGCGGGCTGGGCTGTCCTCATTGGTCAGCACATCCACCCAATACCAAGGAATGCCGCGATACATCTGGACGCCCAACTCGTTGTTGACCGCACCGCGATACTTACCGCGATCTGGCCCGATATTGTCGTTCAGATCGTACAGCGAAGTCTGCCAATCTTCCCAAGGCTTGTAACTGGAGTACAAACCGTAGGTCGTGGCTGGCTGCTTCTCACCAAGCGCCGCCGAACCCTTGTAGGGACTCTTAAAGCGGCACTTGTTCAAGGCACGAGTCAACTTCTTTTCCAGGTCATCAACGCTGGAGTAGGTCGCCGTACCATTCTTGAGCTTCGGATAAGTTGTGCGGCTCAATCCGCCAACGTCCGAGTAGCCAGAGGGATGGCCACCGTTGAAACCAAACTCCGCCGTGGCACTTGGTACGATGTAGCGGGGAATGCCGTTCACTACGACATCACCAGAACTGCCATCGTTGGGTGCAGCGGCCAAGCTCCACAGCCACTCTTCATTGGCTTCAAAGAAGCCGTCGTACATATCCGACTTTTGCATCTTGAGATAATCAAGAATCTGGAGCCGGTTGCGGTTCATAAAGGCCGGTTCGCGGACATCCAAGATCATGTGGGTATCTTGGAACGACCACTTGGCTTCGCCCTTCACGCCAAGATCAACACGGTTGTACGTGTCTTTCTTGAAGAACGCCGAAGTCCGGGTGTTGCCCGACTGAGCAATCTTGAGATTCCAAGTACACTTCTCGCTGGCATCGCCAGTGACAAGTCGCTTGGTAAACAATTCCTCAGCGCAGATGTAGTGCGTGTAGTTACGCGCGGCATCACGCCAAGTGTCGGCTTGATAATCTTCGAGGAAGAATTTGACAATATCCCCGATGTCAGATGCGGTATAACTCATCCTTGAGTTCCTTATTTCTTAGCAGCGTCCAGGCGGTCAAAGAGTGCGTTCATCTTCTCTTGGGCTGTGGGTGGGCTGGCCGGAACCGGCTTGGAGCCTCCACCGCCTAAGCGACGAGCGGAATCACTTTTGATGGCTTGTTCGCGTTTTTGTTGGGGTGATAAATAACCTGCCTCTTCCGCCACTTTTCTAATGATGGCTTCGCGAGTAAGGCTGGGGTTCTCGGCTTCCAGGTCTTTCACTTCCCAGTACAGGGAATTGCGGAGCTTTTGGCCGATGCTGGAGATTTCACCCTTGGCACGATTGCCAAGCGGCTTCACTCCCAGTGCGTCAATGAAATCATCGAACACCTTTTCGTCGTTGCTCAATTGCGAGACTTCACTGGCCTTGAGCGTTTCTTCGGCCTTGAATGCCATGTCTGCCAGTTGGCCGATATAGCCTTCAAGTTTCTTGACCTTCGCTTCGTAGTGAGAGTTCAATGACTCCACAGCTTTGCGAATGGGGTCGTCTGCCGGAAAATCTTCCTCGGAAAGTTCGAGCTTGAATTGCGGTTCAGGTTCCGGCGTCGGCTCGGGTTGGGCTTGCTTGGCAACAAACACTTCGACCAGTTCACTCAAATCTTCATCGCTCTTGGCGAGTTCGATTGCTTTGGCTGGCAAGCCTTGCTGTTTCGCAAACATCTTCATGGCCACACTTGGCCCTTCGACCTTCACCGCATCAGATTCCGGCTGTTCTGCCTCGTCAGCCGGTTCCCCTTCGGTTTCAGGTTCGGCATCCACCGCTTCCGCAGTGGGCTTACTGTCGAGCTTGCTGAAAAAATCTTCGAGCTTCGTTTCCGTCGTCTCGGTTGATTCAACAGTCTCTTGTTCCAAAACTTCCGTGTCTTGTTCGTTACTCATAAAAACTCCTAGAAACCTGCGAATTGCCCATATCCGGCATCGCGGTCAATAATGTTTTCGCCTCTGGCGCGACTCTCGAATTTCAGTAATTCGTTAAACGCACTGCGACTGGCGACAACAGGGTGACCGTCCCTGCCAACAGTGGCCCGGACTCCGGCATTGGTTAATTCTTTTTGGTAATCAGCGGCATCATCAGGGTGGACGCCGAGCGAAATAACACGCTTAGGGTTTTTCTCGCAGATGGCACCACGAGATGATTTCTCTCTCAACGCAACGGCATTTGCCTTAATGACCTGTCCATCGCGCACCACATAGCGGCCTGAAAGATCGTCAGGGACTTCTTCCCACTCCCCAGTGATAAAATGTCGTCGCATCATTGTGTTTGGTTATCCGCTTCACCAGCGGCCATCATGGCCATCTGGGAATTTCCTTGTTGACCACTCCCACTTCCGCCACCTGCGCTGCGATGGATATATTCCTTTGGTCCACCGGGCGCGAGCGAGCGTTCGTGCGAACCACCGGCTTGCTCCTCGGGCGGAGGAACGGCGACAAGCAATCGCTCTAGGCAAGTGTTATTGAGTAGGCGAGCTTTTTCCTTGAGGTAGTATTGAACGTCCGGCATCAAGCCTTGCTGCATCGTGATCGGTGCAAGCTGCATGATTTCGGCAAAGGTTTGCTGGAGTTCCATCGCCTTCTGCCCAGGCGGCTTGTACGACATAGGCGACATATCAACGTCGATGTCGTAATCATTAAACTCCCCTTCGCGGGAGCCTTCCTCGACTGCGCCCTTCCAAGGGTCATCCACAACGAGGAACTCATTGATGCGCCGCTGAGCGGCAACTTCCGTCGTGTTCGATTCAAACAGTAGGCGAGCTAATTCTTTGGCCACTCCACGCAGGAAGTTGTAAAACATAATCCGCGTGTAGCCTTCGGCGCGGCTGACGTTTTGAGCAATCAATTGCTCTTGGCCGTTCGTGTCGGCAGATTGGCCAGTGCCTAGTCGGAACTTGAGATTGCCCGCTTGGCTGTCGTACTGGTCAAGGGCGTTCAAGAAAAACGCAAACACATTTTGGTCAGGACCGCCAACGCGGAATTGGCCAAACGCACCAGGATTGGTCAGCGCCAACCACGCCAAATCGCCAGCATCGCGGGCAGCGGTAATATCTTCTTCATCCGCCTTATCGCCATACTGAATGGTTTTCTGCGACTCCGCCTGTCGTTCAAGTTTGCGATAGAGGGAATTGTTGAGATTGTGCAATAACTCCAATCGCTGGGCAGGGCTGCTGGGTGTAGTTTTGTCGGGCACCACTCCACGGCTGTAAATGTGGAAGGGGCCAGTCTCCGCACCATCCCAATCGAGTTCTGCCAGCGGATCGTCGATGATGACATTGAAATCTTGATCGACCAGAAACGTGTAGACTTTGCTTTCGCTCAGCACAAACACATCCGACAAGAATACCAACGGCTCTAGCTCAGTGTCATCGTAAGCCAGCGACTTACCTGGTTCGGCTTCCGCCAATTCCCGGCGAGTAAGCGGACCCTTTTCTTTGATCTTCTTCCGCATCTCGGGCTTAAACCGGGGATCGGTCACGAGCTTCTTAAAGCTCACTCGATAGCGGTCGGCCATGAATGCGCAACTGCGGAAAGACGTTGCGCTGGTGTCGTAGATGAAGTGATGCGGCGAGATACTTTGCACATACGGACGGCCAGGGTCCATCCACTCGTTCGATTCCAGCAACACCGGGATTGAATCCGCCATATAGACTTTGGCGATACCCAGCGAATAGAAGCCATTCATCACCACATCACGTAGCTCTTCTTCGAGCTTCATGGTTTTGGCGTAGGCATTCAAAGCATTCTCGTAGTGCATCGAGAACGCGAGACGGTCCACGTAGGAACTGCTGCACATAAAGCGGGGGCGCTCGGCAGCAAGGGAAATCGCATCGGCTTCGGCGGCTTGACCCAAAAGATTAAGCGGATCATTGCCGGGAGTTTCCCAACCTTCCTCCAGCGACTTGTGGGGATACTTGGGGCCAGCGGCCAGAGAGATAAGACGGGCACGCTGTTCACGTAGAGGCGCAAGGGCTTCGTACTCCCGATGGAGTGCGTCCCGCAGACGGGTCAGCATCCCTGCTTCTGTGAAATCCATCCCTGGAAAAGCCCGCCTTGCGACGAAAGCCCCTTGTCAAGACCAATCCATTGGTCGTCTCAAAATGAGACTGCCTACAATATAGGCATAGACAGTTGCACTTTGCAAGTGTTTTTTTCTACCAGCGGCAGGATTCCATGCTGACTGCCCGTTTTTGGGCAGTGCGTGCTGCGATTCGTCCGGCAATGCTATCGGGGTGGATTGTGGTTGGAACTTCCAAATCCGTCCGTTTTTTCCGACGCCGAGCAGCTTTATTGCGATCATCTATGGCGCAGATTGCCATTGATGCTGCGATGCAGCGGTCACCGTGGCTCACTCCACGAGCCGAGCCGTCGCGGGCAGTTTTGGTGCGGGGGTGCATTGGTTGGCCATCATCCCCAAACACGTAATGGCCACACTCTTCTAACAATGCTCCAGAGCGAATTGTGATCGTTTGATTCACAATCCCGTTGAGCAAATACGACAGAGCCTTGCCGCGATTCTTGTTGCTGTAGCCGGGAGTCTCGGCCCGCTTGCCGTACTTTTTCAGGTCATCGCCGACAATCGGATACCAGACGTTGTGATAGCCGATGCGTTTAACTTCGTTGCCAAAGTCCTGCCCCGGCCCTTCACGTTCCCAATTCAAGAGTGCGGTTGGTTCGCCGTGCCCTAGCCAGTAGCAAGTCGCAATCGCCAAGTCCGCAAACCGCACGGGATCAATCGTGTTGATCGCCAGCTCAGCCACCTGGACGCGGGTATCGAGATTGAAGATCGACATGACCGAGTTGCTACTGTGCTCACCACCGACGCCACGCGACAAATCCACCCCCACAACGTAACGAGCCACCGGCAGATAGCCGTCAATCAAGTTCGCCCACACATCAAACTTATAACCCGCCGCCTCCACCCATTTGATTTCGTCGAAGTCAGTGGGGAACAGCTCATCGAATTGAAGCATCCCGGTATGGATCGGTTGCCGGACATGCTCACCCATCCGGTCCACGGCATCCTGTGGAAACGGTCGGCCCTTAGACCCGCTGTATTCGCGGTCAAGTTCCTGAGCAATGAACAGCATGTCATTGCCGTGAATCTCACACTCCTGGTCGTACCACGGACTGCGGACCCGGCCATCCAGCACATGCTCGTAACCTTCGGGATAGTTGGCCGACCAATCGAAGCACTTGTCAATGAAGTGGAGCTGCCCATTCTTGGCCGTATAGAGTCCCCGGTTCTGGTCGGGATTGTCTTTCCAGTCCAAGATGACTTTCAGCCACGGCCCCGGCTTGTGGACGTAATCGTAGTGAGCGTTGTCCATTCCGTGCGGAGTGGAGATGGCCACCAAGCAGTTGGTTGTGCGGACAAGGTTGGCAAATGCTTCCCGGTCCCCGTTAGGAAAGAACGCCGATTCGTCGAGAAAGAACACGGTGAAACGACCACCACGAGCGATCTTCTTTGTTGCAGCGAACGCCTTGATAAAGGTTCGCATCTTGCGATTCTTCCAAGTTGATTTCGACGCGCTGCGATCTTTCCAGCTTTCAGGCTCGCCTTCGTAGCCCTCGGGCTTCATCCAAGGCGGTAGGTTCTCAATCAGGAAGTCGATCTTCCAGCCGTTCGAGCCGGGGTCCGCTTGATCGTCCGCCGTCTCTTCATCTTTCGAGCCAATTCCGTAGATGGTTCCCTTCTTAAACAGGAATCCCCAGACAATCAGGCAGCACATAATCCACGACGCACCTTGGGCGCGGGACTTGTCGCCAACGATATGTCGCTTGCCGAAGTAGTGGGCCAGAGAGGCCATCACGGGGTCTTGGTTGCACCACGAGTTGAACGGCAGAATCTTGAGACGTTCTTCGCCGTCCTCAGTCTCGACTTCGCGGGGTTCAACGATCCAGCAGGCGAAGTTGACGAAGAACAGAAAATCTTCGGCACACGCCTTTAAGAGCGCTTGCTGGAGTTGCTTATCCTCAGCAGCGCGTTTGTAGAGGTCCAGCCGCCAAGCCAGATGCTTCTTCGGGTCTTTTTCAACGTGGTGATAGTGGGGTAGCTCCTGAACCAGCACATTCGGCTGATCTTTGTAGTACCGGCAAACTTCACCGTGCGGATATTTCCTTGCCATCCATGGCGCTTTCCCCCTCCGCTACAACTGCCATTTACTCAATCCCCATCAGGTCCAACTTCGCATTGACTCGCCGCGATATGTCGTCCATGTCGGGCTTAATGCCAAACAGTAGATCGCCCATCAGGGCCTCATCAATCGCCATCTTTTCTGCGAGCCTGAATTTTGGCTGCTTCATAAGTTCGTTGAAGTGGTAGGCAAACTTGCGGTACTTCTCGTCAGAGAAAGAAATCCTACCCTCAGTAAGCGGCAATTCCCGATCCATCACTCACCTCAACATCTCTTCCAAACTCTTCACATGATCCAGATTCCGCTGCGTCTCATCATCCACATCCGGCTTCTGGCTACCCGCCAACCCCAACGCCTTAGGCCACGTTTGCTTGTAGAAATCGTTCGGGTTATCCCGCGCCCACTCCAGCAGCCCCACCGCCCCAGAAGTTGGCGCATTCCCTAAAACACTGCCGCGACGAAGATTGTTGTAAACCCAGGTCGCATCATGCAGGAATGTATCGGGCGTGCTATCGGGTAGATCGTCCGCAACCTCCAGCGGCTCGAACTTCTTCTCTTCCGGCTTCTTTTTGCTGGGCTTCTTTTGTTCAAGCTCCGGATTTGGCGGGAACTCTTGGGCCATCAATCGCCAAGATTCTTCCCTGGGATGCGGATGTTTCTTCGCCCGCAGCTCATTCATAACCTTGTCTTTGTACAGAAACGCTTCGTTATAGCGACCCTCGCGCTGCAATCGTTTTGATAGCACGAGCTTGCTTTCCGCCATCGGGGAAAGCTCAACTTGTTCGGCGTCCATGCCTATTTCCTTTAATTCGTTTCATGGCGAGGGGTCACCACAATTCTTCCATTCCGATACTCAACAGCGGCAGTTTCGGGGTCAGCCGAACAAACCGGAACACCAAACACAAGGTTGCTCGGCCTATTCGATTTAGCACGAAACTGTCTAGCCTTCTCGCAACTCGAAAGCATTTCTAGCTTCCAAAGATCGAAAAACGCCACCTCCATGCTACCGATCCTCATAAATACTCCGCTGCGAACTGTACTCCAACCAAGGCCGTCCCTGGACATGAATCGTCGGAGGCGGAACCACAACCGGCGCATCGTAGTAATACCGTCCATACCCCCGATAGTACCTCGGATACACCACCATCGGATAACCGTTGTTGTACGGCCCCCTGTAGGCGTTGTAGGAGTGCGTCTCCTCAATCGGCACAAACGACCCGTTCCAAACCTGAGCGCTCGCTAGAGGGGCACACAGGGCCACCAGAATGAAGATTACGGTACGCATGAGAAAGCCCTCCAAGAATTGTGTTGGTCTGCCTCCACTATAGCGGCTTACCAAACAGGGGGGAAGCATTTTCTTCAAGGGGCTGGGGGTAGGGGTAGCCAGTGAGTGACGTAGGGGCCGCACTGGAGATAAGTCCTTGGGGCACAAATCACAAACCCGGCCCAACCTTGGTCAAATCCAATGCCCCAGCCGCTCTCGGGAAAATTGCTATCGTAAGGCTTCCGCTTGTGCTCGTAAAAAACCAACACATACTCGCGAACCGCAGGGCGCTGCTCATTAACTGAAATCGGCTCAGGCCATGTTGTGACTTCCATTTGTAAACTCCGTGCTTAGGGATGAGTGGACTAATACGCTATGGTACCGCATCGTAAAGGGGTGGGGTCGAATCCAAAATTCCGCCGATTAGCTCCCTCAAACCGAGTCATTTTGTGCTGTGGTTGCATGCCACAATAAACACATAGCGAAAACCACTGCAATTATAGGCTCTTATTGCTGTGCTAACAGGCTACAAAGAGCTGTCAAACAACGGCCAATGGCAGGGGGTGGGGCTGATT